CTTAACTTTCTGCAAAGGGATAAAACAGGATGGGTAGGACAAAAAAACAGGGAATTCCCTCAGTCGTCATGACTCGCGTGGGGGATCTCACCCCTTACGCAAGGAATTCCCGAACGCATTCAGACGAGCAAGTCGCGCAGATCGCTGCGTCGATAAAAGAGTTCGGTTGGACCAACCCGATCCTGATCGACGGCGAGAAAGGAATCATTGCTGGCCACGGAAGGCTGAAGGCTGCGATGCGGTTGGGCCTCGAGGAAATCCCGGCAATAGAACTGTCGCACCTAACCGAGATTCAGAAGAAGGCGCTCATCATTGCCGACAACAAATTAGCCTTGAATGCCGGATGGGACAACGAGCTTCTCAGTCTGGAGCTGGAGGAGTTGGAGCTTGAGGGATTAGACTTAAGTCTTACAGGCTTTGGCGAAGAGGAAATAAACGCACTTAAGCCGGAAGTTGTAAACGAAGGGTTGACGGATGAGGACGCTGTTCCTGAGCCTCCACCGGAGCCTATTACAAAGCCTGGAGACATCTGGATACTAGGCAAGCACCGGTTGATGTGCGGTGATAGTACGAGCATCGATCATCTGGAAAAGCTGTGCGATGGTCGGCAGGTTGATATGTGGTTAACAGATCCACCTTATAACGTGGCATACGAAGGCAAAACAAAGGATGCTTTGACGATTAAAAACGACAGCATGTCAGACGATACTTTTCGTCAGTTTTTGCGCGACGCATATACCGCGGCTGACGCGGTGATGAAAGCTGGCGCTGTTTTTTACATTTGGCACGCTGACTCTGAGGGGTACAACTTTCGAGGTGCGGCGCAGGACGCAGGTTGGAAGGTGCGACAGTGCTTGATTTGGAAAAAATCAACGATGGTAATGGGGAGGCAGGATTATCATTGGAAGCATGAGCCTTGTTTGTACGGATGGAAAGAAGGTGCTGGACACCTTTGGGCTGCAGATAGAAAGCAAACAACTATTTTAGAATTCGATAAGCCTAGTCGAAACGGCGAGCATCCAACAATGAAGCCTGTCGCGTTGTTTGAATACCAAATGCTTAACAACACCAAAGGCGGCGACATTGTTTTAGATAGCTTTGGAGGTTCAGGCACTACTTTAGTAGCAGCAGAAAAGAATGGTCGGGTTGCGTATCTGATGGAACTAGACCCAAAATACTGCGATGTTATCGTCAAGCGATGGGAAGAATTCACCGGACAGAAAGCGAGGCTAGAAAATGCAGCGGAAATATCCACCTGAAGTTCACTTAGTACACGGCACAAAGGGAGAGAACACGGGCATCCCGCTGCCGGAGAAGGTAAAGATTAGAGTTCCGTTTGCCGAGTGGGCAGACAACCCGACCTTATTTAACCGCGAGAGATTTGTAAAAGAGACCGCCGATTACTTGTTTGATGTCTACGGCATTGGCTCAGATCAAGACAGGCACACGCTCATGATGCTTGCCGACCAGCTCCAGCTTTACATCGACGCAAGGAAAGAGCAGGCAAAACATCCTTTAGTTGTTAAGACTAACGGTGGAAAGACTCACGCTCCCAATCCTTACATCAGCCTTGCAAACAAAGCGATGGAGAACTCAATCAAGCTGATGAACGAAATGGGGCTTACTCCGCGGTCTCGATTGGCGGCAAACAAACTTGAGGACGGCTCTAAGATGGGCGAATTCCTAGCAGGGCCTAAGTTCGGCACATGAGAATAGAAGATGGTATTGCTTACGCTGTCGGCATCGTAAAAGGCGAGATCGACGCTTGTCGAAATGTTCGCCTAGCCTGCCAGCGGTTTCTTAATCACATAGAAAACAAAGAGTGGGAATGGGTTTTTGATCCTAGCCCGGTCAATCACTTCTTACAATTTGCCGGCCTCTGTAAGCATGTAAAGGGACAGTGGGCGGGATACTCTGTAAGTCTTGAGCCTTTTCAGATCCTTATTGCCTGCGCGATCTACGGCTTCAGGCACAAGAAAGACCGGCGTAAACGGATGGTGCAGGATGTCATTGTCTACATCCCCAGAAAGGCTGGCAAATCGACGCTGACGGCTCTTATCGCTCTTTATGAGCTAGCCTTCGGAGAAGCGGGAGCCGAGGTCTACACGCTCGCTACTAACAGAGATCAAGCGTCAATCGTGTTTACTACGGCTAAGGGTTTCGTCGAAACGTTGCCGCAGGAAATCTCGAGGCTCTTTATTCTCGGCAAGTTCACGATTGTGAAGAACGGCGACAGTCAAAGCATGATGAAAGCTCTCTCCAGAGATACTAAAAAGACTGGAGACGGGCTCAACCCTTCGTGCGCGATCATTGACGAGGCGAGTCAGATCGTAGACAGGAATGCGATTGAGGTCTTGCATTCAGGGATGGTATCTCGGCTTAATCCTCTTCGGTTATACATAACCACCGCTTCTTTTACTCGCGACACAAAGTTTTTCGAGGATTTTCAGGTGATGGAGCACATCCTTCATCAGGATGTTCCAGATAACCCGCGATGGTTTGGCCTTCTTTACTCTCTGGATGCCGGTGATGATTGGCGAGACGAAAAGACGTGGGCTAAGGCTAACCCGATGCACAATATCTCGGTTTCGCACGATGCGATTGTTGCCCGCTGCGAAGAAGCGAAGATTAAGCCCGCGGCGCTCAATGAATTCTTATGTAAGACACTTAACGTCTATGTCTCTGCTGAAACCGCGTGGGTCGATAGAACTCACTGGGATGAGTCTGTAGGGCTGACAGAAAGAGAGCCTGAAGCTGTATTTATCGGTTTTGACTTAGCGGCAACACGAGATCTAAACGCGGTTTGTACGTTAAAAAGATTTGCAGAGGACGATTACGAAGCCGAGTGGAAGTTCTTTCTGCCCGAAGATGGCTTTGAATTACTGCCAACTCATTATCAGGACATTTTCAGACAAGCGATCAATTCGGGGATCTTGCACATCACCGAAGGTAACGTGATGGACGATAGGGAGATTTCAGCGTATATTATTGGGCAAAGCCAGAAATACGACATAAAAGAAGTGGGCTACGACGCTTACAATGCTGCGGCTTTAGTAGCAAGGCTTTATGAAGTCGGAATGCCAGTTAAGAAAGTCGGTCAAGGAATGGCGGTGCTTTCTAACCCGTCTAAGCATGTCGAGCGACTCATCTTAGGCCACAAAATCAGACACGACGGAAACCCATTCTTAGGACATCAGTTGGGGAATTGCGAAGTGTTCACAGATGTGCAAGGCAATATCAAAGTCAAGAAAGCCGGTGTGGATCGTCATGCTAAGGTTGACGGGATTATTGCCTTAATCATTGCGATGCACTGTAGTCTGGACAACCCGATGCCGTCTGAATCGTACGGATTCAGAGTCTTTTAGGGGTAAAAATGGGCTTATTCGACGTATTTAAGCGTAAAACAGACAAAAAAGAGTCTAATTCACTCTTTGGTAACACTGTTTTAGGCAACAACGTCATGCTCCGTGGTAAAGGGCAGGGCTACGGATCTAACCAACTTTTATACGTTACGACCTCTGCGGTTAACGAAGCAGGGCGAACTGTCGACATAACGACACTCGCTAGAAACTCGACGGTTATGGCTTGTGTGGGGGCAAAAGCTCGATCTCTTGCTCAACTGCCTGTAAAGATCATGTCGAAGCAGGCTGACGGCACATTTGTAGACACACAGACCGATCCGAGCGTTCCTGAGCGTGAAAAGAGCCGAGCTGCAAGCGTTCTTAATCTTCTTTCCAATCCTAACAACTTCCAAAGTCAATACGAGTTCTGGTATCAGTTCACGATGTGGCATGAACTGGCTGGCGAGACTTTTGTATTACTCTGGAGGAAAGACGCACAGGAACCGACACAGATTCCGCTGGAAATGTATGTTCTCGACTCGACGCTGATCGTGCCGAGGATCTCAGAGACGCGTTATCCGTACTACACGCTTACAAGTTCCTCTTACGGATTCAATAAAGACGAGCCGCTCAAGTATTTTCAGGTCATGCACACGAAGTCTGAGCCGTGGCAGGGTTCCAGTTCGTTTAACCGCTTGCAAGCTGTCGAGTTGGTTTCCTTAGATCAGGACATCGACCTCTATTCCAACTTCATTATGTTGAACGGTGCAAAACCATCTGGTTTGTTCCGCACCGAGCAAGTTATCCCTGACTCAAAGTTCAAAGAGATTGCATCCCGTCTCAAAGAAGCGTGGACAAACATGCTGAACAGCCAGCCTTCGGATCAGAGCAAGCCGGGGCAGTCTATGCTGTTGGATCAAGGCATGACTTACGAAGCCATCAAACCTTTGACGCTTCAGGATGTGGATGCTAGAGAGCTTAAGAAGCAAACAATGACGCGGATTTGCGGATTGTTTGGTGTGCCTCCCGCAATGATCGGAGTCGGTGAGTCGAAGTACAACAACACCCAAACGATGCTGGATGAGTTCTACAAGTCAACGATGATGCCGTTCATTACGAACGTTGAGCAGCGGTTAAAATTGTCGCTGTTAAAGGGCTATCCGAATCTGCACGTTCAGTTTCAAACGCAAGACTTCCTAAAGGGCGCTCCGCTGGATCAGATGAATTATGTCGTTGCAGGAGTTAAGAATGGGATTCTTACGCAGAATGAAGCGCGTGAATATCTGGGACTTAACTCTCTCGATGGTGCTGATGATCTGTTGCTTGCCGCTGGTGGCGATAGCGCTATTCCCGGTAGCTCTCCGCAAGACACTGGAGGTGGTGGAAACCTTAAGGTGGTCGGTAAAACAGGCAGAGCCGGAAATGCTTAAGGATCTATTAGAGAAACTCAAGGCCGCGGCAGACAAGAGAAAGCCAAAGCCTAAGTTGGTAGACGGAATGGTAAAAAAGGAACCTATCAATGGCTAAGAACATCACTTTTTTCTACGAAGCCAAAGTTGAGCTAGGCAGGAAAGCCGACGAGGCAACGGGCGAGCCCACGGGTGAAATCGAAGCCACACTTACGACGTGGGGCGCGAGAGAAGGCGCAGACGGTCGACGGTTCTTTTACACACCCGAGGCTTTTGAGGCGTGGCACGAGATGTGGATGGAAGCAGGAAGGCCGCTTCCGATGTATTTTCAACATTCAAGCGACATGATGCCTGTCGGTGAGTGGTCGAAGTTCGATATTACGGACGAAGGCATGACCGGCACAGGAAAGATCTTCCTGAACACCACTTCCGGGTCTGATCTTTATACGATCATGAAGGAAAGCCCGCGGATGGTTGGCGGCGTTTCTGTCGGTGCTTACGCAGATGAGTATCAGATGGTTGATGAGAATGGTGAGCCTACAGACGATCCAGACATGTTCTTTCAGATCGTCAAAGGTGGTCTGGCCGAGGTTTCTATCGTGATGCAGCCTAATAATCCGAAGGCTGAGATCAGTAGACTTGAGTACTGGATGGGCTCAAAACCCAATCCGAGAACGATTGAGAAGGCTTTGCGTGATGCAGGGCTATCTCGCCGGGATGCGACCGCCGCGTCCGGTGTGTTGAAAGCCATTTTGGAACAGCGTGATGCTGTGGGCGATCAACAAACTGCCACTCAGAGTGAGTCTGATGCGGCGGAGTTGCTGAAAGCGCTCGAATACCGAGAGTTGCTCAAAGCTATTTCAACCCGTTAGGAGATTTCAAAATGTTGGAAAAAGTCATTGAAAAATTAGATGCAATCGAAGCATCTAGCGCTGCCAAATTGGCAGAAACCGCTCAAGCTGTTGAAGCAAAAGTTGCCGAGGTTGTCGAGTCGCTTAAAACTGAAACCGAAGCAAAGATTGCCGCTTTAGAGGCAAAAGTTGCCGCTCCTTCTATCATCCGTCCTATTCACAAGACCGTTCGTGGCGAAGCAAATCGTCGTTTCAAAGACGTTCTTAAGGAGTACATGAAGGCCGGTAACAACATTGAGCGTGAAGTCAAGATCTTTGAATCGGTCGATCAGTGCGAAGCGTACATCAAGGAAGCCTCGGCTCTTACGGGTTCTGGCTACGACGTTGGTGGCCGCACAGCTTACGATCCCGTGTTCGCTGCAAAGCGTCTCGGAAATCCTTTGATGGATCTGTCGCGCATCGTTGCAACTGACGGTTCGGCTTATCAGTTCCGCGTCAAGACCGGCAATGCAGGCGCTCAGTGGGGCTACACCGTTCAGAACAACGGCGCATCCACGACTGAAGCCACAAGCATTTGGCAAGTAATCCTTAAGGACTTGAATGCTCAGTTCCCCATCCGTACGGCAGCACTCGATGACATCGACGGCCTTGAGGCTAACGTTGTTGACGATATGTTGATGGAGTTCCAGCAGGCAATGGCAACCTCGATGATCCAGAACAACGATCAGTCGGGAACCGGAACCTCGGTAACGACGGGCGGTGCTGATGGTCTGCGCGGTTTGGATCAGTACGCTGGCGCTAATGCAACCTACACGGGCGGTTCTTGCTCGACGGCTGCTTTCGGTACTTCGGGAACTGCAACTACCAACGGTCTGCACTCGCTTGCTACCTACGATCAGTTGACCACAAACGCCAACACAGTCGCGGCAAATAACGTGAACTACAAAGACGTAGTGAACTTTATTTATAGCTTGCCACAGCAGTATTGGACACCGACAGCAGCGTTCATGATTAACCCGATCCTGCTTCAGGGCATCCGCGGCCTCGTGGACGATCAGAAGCGTCCGATCTACATCGACGGTCTGTCACGTACCGATGGCATCGTTGGTGAGTTGCTCGGCTTCAAGGTTGCAGTCAACAAGTACCTTGATAACCCCAGCCAGCCCACCACCGGCGCAGCAGGAACGACCTCCTACTATCCGATGTATTTCGCGGATTGGCAGCAGTTCCACACCATCGTTATGCGTCTCTCGATGGTTCTCCGTCGCTACGACCAGACGCTCCCCGGTTCGATCACGTTCTACGGCGAGACTCGTGCAGCCACTTCGGTGCGCGATCCTAACGCTGGTGTGCGTTATCGTTCGACCGGTACGGCTGCTTGATCAAAGAGGGCGCAAGCCCTCTCCCTTTTGGAGAGACTATGAAACAGGTGATTTTGGAAGGCTTGAAAGAGGCTCTCCACGAGGGCAAAAGCACTGTCAACCTCTCGGAAGCCTCAGCCCTAACCGGCTCAGGCAGCGGGGTTGGCGGTCGCGTATATAACGAGGATGTGTTTGCATCGCTTCGTTACTGGAACCCTTTTCGGGTTTATGCAAATCAGACAATGACGGCAGACTCGGATATTCAGTTTGTCGTTAAGACGGGTAACGCTGCTAACTCCACTAACCCGTGGGGCTACACGGTTAACGCTAACTCAGGCTCACCCAACATCGCCACCAGTATTTGGCAGCTTCCGATGCGTGTTATTTCCGCTCAGATGCCAATCAGGGCAGCGGCGATGGATGACATCAACGGATTAGACGCTGCGCTTGTCGAAGATCTTGCAATGGAATTCAGCCAAATTGAAGCTGCGTCTATGGCAATCAATAACGATCAGGCAGGCTCAACAACAACCTCCACAGGCGCTACAAACGGTCTCAGAGGCTTGAAGATGTACGCTGGTACTGCTGGATCATCCGCTGCTTACGGAACGTCAGGAACGGCTATAACGGCTGGCATACACACACTTAATACCGTGGGTTATACCCACTCAGGCGGCATTGAGTGGGAAAGCCTTGTAGATGTTGCTAGTGCCCTCCCCGGTCAGTTTTGGAGAATGCCCGGAACTGCGTGGATGATGCACCCGACAGCTATTGCAACGCTGAGGGAATACGCTCACGGTGGTAATTCTTATGCGCTTGTTGAGACAGGCGAGAAAGACGAAGGCCCTGCGGTAAACATTATGGGCTGGCCGGTTATTGCTAATCCTTATTTGGATGCTCCTGCAATCGGTGCTTCTCCAATCTATCTTGCAAACTGGCCGCGGTTTATGTGGATCGTCGATCATTCAGAGATGACGCTTCAGAGAATGGAGCAGACCCAGCCCGGAACGATTACGATATATGCTGAGAAGCGGATGGTCTCGACCGTTCGTGATGTAACTGCCGGTGTACGTTTGATCGGAACCTAAGATGCCATCACAACTGCAAGGTAACTTCGGAGCGGGTTCCAGAAACCCGTTCAACTACTCGAAGGTCATTCAGAGTGGTCGAGATTCGGTCACTCAATGGCTTACTTACGAAGAAATCACCAACCAGTTGAATTTATTTCAGGATGAGTCACAGGACGATTACCTTGCTCAGTTGGAGCTCGCCACAAGGATGGCGATTGAGGATTATTTAGGTGTCCCGGTCTTTAACGTCACCTATCAGGCTTCCTACATGATTTCGGGGCTTATGGCTGCACCTGTAAGCCTTGATTTACCCGAAGTCTCGCAGAATGGCGTGACGATAAACTGGGTGAAGTATTACAACGACCTAAATCCTCCGGTCTTAACGACGATTACAAGCTCAAACTATTACTACGACCCCACTGGGAACAAGATTGTTCTCTTCGAGGTTCCCAACAACATCAACACCTATATGACCGCGCCAATGCTTTGCCAGTACACCTTACAAGGCTCTGTAATCGGTCAGTATCCTGTAGTCAAGCAGGCCGGTCTCATGCTTCTCACTCACTTGTACAACAATCGCTCGGCTACATCCGCTGAGAATCTAAAGCAGATTCCTTTTGCAGTGGATCAGCTTTTGCGCGTGTACAAGCCACTCGTAATGTGAGCTAAGAATGGTCTTACGCGTCGACGAGATAAGCATCAATAATCTGTCGTTCACCATC